GTCTGGAGCTTGGATTGTAAATACTGGCATTACTTAACATCCACTATTGTATAACCTTCTAAGCTCATTGAACTACTTGTTGGTTTTTGTGATGGCTTAACTGCAGCACCTCCTCCAGTAGGAAGACCTCCTACTTTATATTCTTGAACTAGTTTACCAGCCCTATCTAATACAATAACCGTAGCTCCTCCTAATCCATCAGGAACTGTTTGAACTGTAACTTTACCAGTATCAACATCCTTCTTAATCTTTTCAATCTGAGCTTCATTAACAGCAATGTTCGAGCGACGAACTGCCATATCAAGATCTTCTTTTTGGCGATTACGGTCAATATTAACTTGAATCTGACCACGCTGTTCAGCAAGACGATTAGCAAGCGGATCATTACCAGAATCACGAGCCTTAGCAATCTGCTCATCGAGTAGCTGAGGATTCTTAGTATATAATTCAGTCTCAAGAACTTGGGTTCTAAGCTTCTCTCCCTTAGCTTTTTCTCCTTCAGCCTCTACTTTACGTAGTTCTTGAGTCGCCATTAAAGCTTGTTGACCTAAGCCAGCATCAGCGAATCCTTTTTGTAGATTTCTATAGAAAGACAGAGGATCATTAGGATCAGCAGCTTGCATAGCAGTGTTATATACGTTTTGTATCTTGGTTAAGTTCTGTAGTACAGGATTAGTAACTTCAAAGAAGCCACGATCTTGTGCTACGTTAACTATGCCTCTACCTAGTAGTGAACCTAGAGTAGCTCCTAGTTGACTCTGTGCAGGTAAAGCACCAATACGAGCTTGCTCTTGTTGAATTAACTGTTGACGATAAAGCTCAGGATCTGCACCAAGCAGTGCTTGTTGATTACCTAAGAGTGGATTTACTGGCTGTCCCATAATTATTCCTTAGAATTGAAAATCTCTAGAAGACGGTTGATATTGTGGTTTGGGGGTAGGAGCACCACCAGAACCAGCAGCAGCCTGAATCAAACTAGAGAGGAACTGATTGTTCATCTGCTGAGCTGCCATATTAGAAGACAATTGTGTCTGAGCACCTTGTGCAGCACCGCCATATACTGACTGAGCACCAGCAGTTTGACCAGGCATCTGAGCAGTGCCTAATTGTAAACCTAGTTGATAAGGTTGCATACCCATTTGTTCTACTTGACCAGACAATCCTAATTGAGCGAGTAATGGAGAGTACACACCAGCTTGTCCTTGTACTTGTGTACCAAGTAAGCCAGCACCAGAGCCAAACAACCCAGCACCAAACTGTGCTCTTTGCTGTCCTGCTTGTTGTGCCTGAGCAGCTAACTGTAGATCTTGTTGACCTAAAGCATTGTAGTATGCTTGTAACTCAGGAGATGTAGGAGCACTCCCTGTACCAGTCTGAACTCCTAAGCCACCACGACCACGAGCAAACAAACCACCTCTAACGTTAGATAGCTGAGCTTGTCTACTAGGAGCTAATAAAGCTTGTTGACTTGTGATGTAATCCTGAGCAGCTTGCTCTGGAGATGTAGCTAAGTATTGCTGACCTAAGTTAAACAAGCGTTCAGAAGCACCAGTCAGTGGAGCATACTGACCAGCCATCTGTTCTGCTTGTGCTAACGTAGGAGCAAATCTACCAAAGAGTTGATTCTGCAAAGCAGATAACTCAGGAGCTGCTGTGTATCCCGCACCTGAGATATAAGGCACACCTGTTTTAGGATCTATCTCACGAGTAAACTGAGACGTACCAAATCTGGAAGTCATTCCCACAGGACGGAATGCAGAAATATTAGCAGCATTTATACCAGCTTGTCGCTGTTGCTCTGCAGCTTGTTCTCCTGCTCTTCGTACCCCACTAGCTCCTGTAAAAGGATCTAATACTGCACTAACTAAACCGCCCATGTTTTGCTCCTAATAAATATAGTATATTTCTTATCGTTAACTTCTATAGGTTTTAATACTTCCCATCCTGTTAAACTACCAAACTTAGCAAGCTTAGTGTTTTCTTCTTCTACTAATGCTAACAAAGGAACATTAGTTAAATGCTGCAATAAATTTAAATCTTCTAAATACTTCTTCTTTATTTCCTGCGACCACTTATGTACATCTGTATGAAACCACAAAGCTGCATCGTGTAATTCTAAGTACATTGTGTAGTCCTCTCTTAAGACTACAGGAACTTTCATGACCAGATTGGATCTGGCTCAGTAGGAAAAGAAGGATTTGCTACTGGATTTTTAATCAAGGCACGCAGTGCTGCACGATATGACTCAAACTCTGAAACATTGCTAAGACCAACATCAGGCAATACAGACCAATCAGAAGCAGCGATACGCTTCTTAGCTTCTGCTTTACAAGCTGCAAAAGGAGCATCGGCTTCTAGTCTAGCTATCTCAGCATTGATAGCAGCTTCGCTTGGTTTTGCAACAGAGGAGTCCATCCATGTTAATCCTGAATATGTGTTACCTTCTAAACTCCAAACAGCAGTAGGTGTTAGGGACACAAGGGCTTGTGCTATTGTTATCATGCCAAAATCTCCAATAAGATGATAGAAGACGAACCAGTATCGGCTGAGCCAAGACCTACTAAAGCCTGAGCACCGTTTGTACAACGCTGACGAACAGTGTAGGTAATTGCAGAAGTAGTATTAGGACTATCAAGAACACTAACACTAATAGGATTCCATACTTCTAAACCAGTTCCTTCAGTAGCAAATAGCATTTTATTAATACGATAGCTTCCTGTAACCGATGCTGTGCCGTTATAAATATCTATGTTTTGTTCGTTACCGTAGTTATAAATATATCCTGCAGTAGACACAAGGATAAGGATTTTACTTGACGCACTAGACGGTGTAATAGAAGCTGTTACGCTTGTGTTTACAAAACTTGAGGAGGTTGTTGTAGACCTTGTATTAAATGTAGCTGTTACAGTTTGCTTAATACGACCAGGAATTAATTGTACAAATGCAGTTGTAGCAAGCTGTGTTGTATTTGTGCTTGAGGATGCAGTAGGAGCTACAGGAGTACCTGTAAAAGTTGGGCTATTGGTATCTGCCTTAGAGGAAACAGCAGAAGCGATAGCAGTAAACTCTGTATCAATCTCTGTTCCTTTGACAATCTTACCTGCATTACCTGTTGGTAAGGTATCCTTAGCTGTAAAATTAGTTGCTTTTGTATAGTTTGCCATGTTATGTCCTTAGACTAAAGTCTTTCCTTTTTTAATTGCAACGTCTATCTTTTGAATTGATACTGCATTTCCATTAATATCTGCTTCTAAACCAAGTTGCATAATTGTTCCTTGTCCACCAGCATTGATATTAAAACGATCTATAACAATACCAGAGGAATACTCAGCAATGTTGTACTCAGTAGAACCAGCAACAGTATCCGTAGTAGAGTTATTATATTCATATACCGTAGCAGCATCTAAAAAGTAAGTAGTGGCTTGGTAGCTTTCAGTATAATCAAAACCCCACTTAACAGCCACCGCTTGATTAGTACCTCCAATTAATACCCAACCAATCTTTTTTAATACTTTTAATGTTGTAGAAGCCTCAAAGTCAAAATGATTAGTATAATATGCAAGACGATAGCTTGAAGTATTATCAGCATAGCCAGAATACTTACCAATATATCCTGGTCTCCCTAGATATAAATCTTTTCCTTGGGTTACAAAGAATGACTTAGGCTCTATGTTATCCCAAACTGTAACTCTCATAGAACCATCTTGCAGTGCAGCACGAGTATCGAAACAATATACAAACTTAGTTATAGGAAGCGTTAATAAATATATAGCATCTTTTTCATAGTAGACGCTTTTAATCTTAGTTAAGTCTGTCTCTGAATTAACAGCAGACATTAACTCATCACGAACATTCTTAGAGATGTCTCGCATCGGCATAGACTTTTCTTGAATGATTCGCTGTAGACTACGAACTCCTGAGTCAGATAAAAACAATACATCTGTTGCAATGTTCTGTACTGAATCTCTAGCAATACATCCTACATTATAGATAACTTCAACAAGTGTTAACGCTCCTGTGTCTAAAGGATTAGCATAGATTGCTATGTTCTTACGACCAAAGAATATAATATATCCGTTATGTGCTGCTGCAGCAACTACAGGATCACCGTTAGGT